TCCTCGCCTACGAAAAGAGTTAAGAAACGTCGTCATGACTTTTCTGTGAAGGTTAGAGGCCGGAATGTGAATTCCAGGTCTTTCGTTGATCCTTTTATTGAGCGTCGAAGGAAACGAGAAGATAATGGCAGTTACAGTGACTTCCAGGTTCATGCTTATCAAAACAGCGAAGAACCGAAGGAGAACCCCAAAAATAAGGTGTGGAGGCCGAAAAATGTCGTTACAGATCTAATTAGGAAAGGTAGATTATTGAGATCTGACGATAAGAACACCTTATATCCTGACAGTGTGTCCGATTTGTCGGACGATGATGATTCTGGAAAGGGTTTGCGCTCGTACGAACCCGTGGATGGCTATATAGAAGACGCCAATGATTCGGATGCAGATAGTTGCATCGAGTCCTATAATAGTGCGGTTCCAACTAAGGTTGAGAAGAATCCTGTCCTCAGAATCTTAAACATGCCCGCTAAGAAACGACCTAAGACCAACAAAGGTGGTGGAACACGACAGGCCGGTAGAAATAATTTGGTCGTTCAATCACTTTTGGATGATAGGGATAAAATTCTGGCCAAGCAGGATTGTGCCAAAGAAATGATGCAGCAGGCGATTGAAGAAAAGGAGAAACCTGAGGTTAAGGTGGTGCCTGTTCCGGAACAGTTAAAAACTTTTTTAGGAAAAGTTTTTGTGTACGAGGAGACAACAGAGGAAGGCACTCTTACTTCGCCTTATATGAAGTATGTGCATCAATTGGAGATCCCTGATGAGATAAACAAGAAGTTTACGGAAGGATTGGCGGACCATAGGCATGATGCGCATAGCATTGTTAAAATGGCTCATGAGGATCCAATATTGTTGAATGTGGTTTGGAGGAAAATGCTATACCTCAATCACGTCGGTCATGAAAGTATGTGGATAAATGATGACAGAACAGATAAGTCAACGTGGACACATGAAAAATTGTGTATAAGTTGTGAGTTGCTTTCGCAAATATATGTGGCTGCTAACTGTGATTATTCACAGCAAAATAAATTTGTGTGGGCGCGAATTAGATCAACAGCGGCCCACATTGCCACAATAAACATAAATCGGTTTGAATTTGCCGAAAATATAGTAAGCAATACAATGGCAATTTGCTATTTAATATATTTGAGTAATAAGCAATCAAGATTGAGCCATTTAAACTTGTGGTCCCACACAAGTGCGATAGAAGAATCCTGCCTGGATACAGATACGGTGAAGAGGTGTTTCCAAAGCTCCCAACAGTTAAAAGCGGAGTTAGCATATGGATTGCTAACTCCAGCATTTGTGATGAGCAAAGTAGTGTGTCTGTTTGTGCGGTCAGTCCAGGATTTGGAATTCTCAGTAACGTCTTCTGTCATGCAGATCTCAGAGACGTTCCAACGGCTGTGTGTGGGGTCATCAAGCGAGTTGCATGCGAAGTCCCAAAACCGGACTCAGGATTACTCCGAGAATTTCGAGGCTTTGTCAAGACATGGCTTTCAAGTTCTATGAAGCCTTTATTAAGTGGCACCGATTTCACTTATGAGCATTGGATTGAGAATAGTGATTATAATGCTGCTAAGATTTTGAAGTATGATAAGGCCCGTGAACGGGTGAACCAAAACATTAGAGAATCCTCTCATTGCACTCAAGTGAAATCATTTTTGAAAGATGAATTTTACGAAGAGTTTAAGCACCCTAGAACCATTAATGCACGAGATGATTGGTTCAAGGTAAAGTGTGGGCCTATTTTTCACGCTATTGAAAAGGCTCTATTCAGTCGGTGTGAATTTGTTAAATACATACCGACTAAGGAGCGGGGCCAGCACATGCGTACTATTTTAGAGCAGTTCAGATTCTATGCTGAGACGGATTTCAAGAGTTTTGAATCATGCTTCGTTTTAGAAATCATGGAAGCTTGTGAATTCCAACTATATGATTACATGCTAGAGGAAAACCCGTTGGAATTGGCTCAAATGCAGTATTTTAAGACTGTTTTGAGTGGACATAATGTTCTCAAATTTAAGGGTTTTAGCATGTGGATAAATGCGGTCAGGATGTCGGGGGAAATGACAACATCGTTGGGAAACGGATTTACGAATTTGATGCTGCAAAAATTCTATGCTTATAAGCACGGTTTGGTTTCTAGCGGTGTGATTGAAGGAGATGATGGGGCTTTTGGTTACATGAGCTTGCCCCCTGACCCAGCAAAATTTTTTAATAATCTGGGCTTTACCTTGACATTTGGGATTAAAACAAAATTACATAATGTCCAGTTCTGCGGCATCACTTGTTCGGACGAGAATACACATATGATTGATTTTCGTAAACCATTATTGACACATTGTTGGATTAAGCCTGTGTACAAATCGTCAAAATATATGAAGTTGATGTCTATAATGAAGGGAAAATGTCTCTCGTTGTATGATCGGGTTCCTGGTTGCCCTGTGGTGTCAAAGTTTAATCACTGGATTTTTAAGAAATGTGGGAATGTACAGTGCCAGATTGAGGCTATGGCCACTGATTATGAAAAACGCATCTTTTCTAAAATGAACAAGAAGGCGGATTGTATGCCTCTGTTTATTTCACAAGAGGTCCGTCTCCAATATTGGGAGAATTATGGTATATCCCCTGATGAACAAATCGAGTTGGAGAATCTATTTGATCTCGATGATGAGCAACTGGCTTGGCACCCGCTTTTTGAACAAAAATTCCATGCCGATACATATAATATGGCGTGTAGAATATTGGAAGCAGATAAGAATTTGGCTTATACTGTGGTGCGGTCAGAAAAAGAAAATGCCAAATTCAAAATTGAGTTTAATTGTGAAGAAGGGAAATCGAAGATCCATGCGAAGGCGTCCGCGTCCTTCTATGCCCCGGAGAAGACAGGCAACAACACAACGATCTGTCGTTCCGCGGGCATGGCCCGCTTCGAGAACAATAAATAATATGAATCAATCTTTAGGATCTCATATTGGTTCTATGTTGGGTGCTGGAGTTCAAACTTTGTTAGGCAAGATTACAGGCTTGGGAGAGTATAAAGTGAGATCTAACACTTTGCTTACAGGTGGAATGTCTCCGCCTGAGATTGCCAATTCATCTTCCAGAGGCGCTGTTGTCGTTAGGCATCGTGAATATATCAATGATATCACGGCATCATCGGCATTTGTAGTCAACACATACCCTATAAATCCAGGAATTGTTTCTACATTTCCTTGGTTAGCTCAAGTTGCAGCTAATTATGAAGAATACATAATACGTGGGATGATTTTTGAATTTAAGTCCACGTCCTCTGATGCGATTCTTGCTGCTGGTGGAACACAAGCACTTGGTACTGTTATAATGGCGACCCAGTACGATGTGTATAATCCAACATTTATTGACAAGGTGAGCATGGAGAATTATCAATTCGCGAATTCTTCAAAACCTAGTGAATCGTTTTTACATGCTATAGAATGTCAACCAAAACAAACACCGGTTGACGAATTATTTGTACGAACATCATTGGGAGTGGTGACAGGTGCCGATAAGAGATTGTATGACTTTGGGAGTTTTAATATAGCCACCCAAGGTCAGCAAGCAAATGCTGGCATTTTAGGTGAACTATGGTGCACTTATGAAATTGAATTATATAAACCTAAGAATGTGGGAAGTGTTGGTTATGAATTACTGACTGATCATTATGAATTAGATTTAATCACGAATGTTTCCCCTTTAGGTTCGGCGTCCTTCTTGGCTGCAGGAAATCTTGGAACAACTTTGAATACTGCCGGGACTCGCATCTTTTTCCCCCCAAATTTGACGTCTGGCACTTTCTTGATAAGTGTGTCATGGTACGGGACATCGGTGACTTTTCTTGCTCCGTTGTTTAGTTTTGCCGCTGGTTCGTCCGGCGTCTTTCTGCCAATATGGAATCAAGATGGACAAACAAGTGTGTCCTCAACAGGTCAATCTGGCACAGCTCAGTTTCTAAATATAATTGCTAGAGTGACTTCAACAACTGGACCAATCACTCAAATGGTTATCGTGGTTGGTACAGCTGGCAACATGCCTTTGCCTCCTACTTCTGGTGATCTGTGGATTACTCAGATAAATGGTGGAATTAACACTTGATAGGTGCTAGTTGCTAGGAAGGAAAACCTTTTAAACCCGAGCTTTGGCAAGTGTTCGTAAAATTTAAAACATGCTGGAAGGAAAACCGTTTAAAACCCGAGCCCTCGACAAGGGGTTCGTTTAAAATTAAAATATTGCGG